TGAATATGACCGAACAAGATTCACCAGGCCATATTTCGCAAATATGGACAGAGTAGGAGTGGCAAAGATAAGGTCAATTCTCAATCAGTATCTTGTGTTAGGAAAAGACGTAGTGCTGTGTTGCTACGAAGACGTAACAAAACCTGGTGAGTGGTGCCACAGACTGGTTTTTGCTGAATGGTGGAAAGCAAGAACCGGAGAAACGATAGAAGAATTGAAAGACCCTTCCACCTATAAAGCCAAGCAAGGTTCCGGTTTAATATTACCGAAGAAAGAACCGGAAAAGCATAAAGAACCGGAACCAGAACAATTATCATTATTTGGTTTGCAACCGCCGATAGCTTAGTGGCAGAGCACCTGGCTCTTTACCAGGAGGGCGCAGCGTTCAATTCCTGCTCGGCGGACCAAATATAAGTACAATGGCATCGTATGAAAGGTACGGTGCCTTTTATATTGTCTGAGTAAGAAATAAGTAAGGAAAGGATGGTGAATATTGTGGCGAAGTTTCAGAATCCAGGAGCATTTTTTCTGGGAACATTGGTAGCAGCGGAACAGAAATTCCTTAAGCCTTTAATTGAAAATGCCAGAAAGAATGGATATACGAGATTCGTAGAACCTTGCGCCGGAGCTTTTGCAATGGCTCATCTTGCAGTGCAGGCGGGATACAAACCGAGCGAGATAGAAACAAGCGATGTTGCTATGTTTACTACCATCATGGGTTATGCCATCACTGGACAGTCGTTGAAAGAGCTGGAAATCAAGGCTCATGGATTTACTGACGAAGAGCTGCTTGACCCTGCGACCGCTTTGTTTGCTCAGCTCTACCTGCGAGCAGCAAAACAAGCAGGGAAAGAATACTATTACAACATTATGATGGACCTGGAGTACAGAAGAGAGCAGCATATCAAAAACATCAATGAACAGCTCCAGAGGGCGAGAGATGTGCTACATGGAATGAGTTATAGACCTCTTGATATGTGGGTACATCTTGATGAGGTTATTGACGACCCCCACACTTTGGTAATAGCCAATCCTCCGACCTATGCTGCCGGTTTTGAAAAATGGTATGACACCGGAGGGAAGATGACATGGAAGGAGCCTGAGTATAAGATATTTGACCCGAAAACCGGTCTTATAGAGCTAATGCGTAAATGTGATGATGCCAAATGTCTTATCATCTGCTATGAAGAAAATGAACCAGGAAAAACAGCCGGTCAACCTATATTCGCTCGTTATGGAGTAAGGAACGGAGTGAATGTATATCTGACAACCAATAGACCTGATGAAGCCACAGCATTGGCTCATGGGAAGATGGTAGCAAGACCCAATGAAAGCAAGCTCAATCCTCTTGATTGTTCAATATTGCCAAGGGATTATGTCATAACCGAAAAATCAAAGGTTCAGCTATGTCAGGTTGAACGGTCAGAGGCTCAGTATTACAGGCAGCTCTGGACACATAACTTCGTAGGCTCCTCAGCTCCCATAAACATAGCTGTCCTCATCGACGGAAAAATTGCCGGTGTTTTTGGGCTTGATAAGTCGGCTCTGACTATGGGAGCTTTCGGGACACAAGTTAGCAATGCCGTATTTCTTATGTATGGAATGACGGTTCCACACAAAGAGTACCGGCTTAACAGACTATTGACAATGCTGGCACAGAATGAAGACTTCATCCTTAGCCTATGCACTGACCTTGAAAAAGAAAAGGCAAAGACACTGAAAACAGTACAAATGACCAAATATCCGGAAGCAAAGGAAATGAGGGGAATCATGAAGCTCACCAAGAAGGTTCCGGATAAGAAGTACGGATTCAGGCTTACCTATGAATCTGACCTGGTCAAGAGAAACGAAAAAGAAACTCTTAAAGAGTGGTTATGGAGGGAAGAAAGATGGAAGAAGGAAAGAGCAAAATCCAAGTCGATAAGTTAGCCGACCTGGGTTCCGGCCTTATTATAGCAAAAGTCAAAATTGCCAACATAAAGGAGCAGGACATCAACGCCAGAATAATGAAGCCGGAGATGTTCAAGCAGTTGGTTGACAATATAAAAAAGAGGGGGCAACTTGAAAGCCTCCCTTTGTGCGTTTTGGTTGGCGATAAGATTGAAATTATATCGGGGCACCACAGAATACGTGCGGCACGTGAAGCTGGAATGGATGAAGTTGTAGTCATACTGGATATCAGCGGTTTAAGCCGTTCTCAAATAGCAGCAAAACAGATTGCTCATAATGCCATCTCCGGATTTGATGACCAGTCAACGCTTAAAGAGATAGTGAAGCTCATCGAGGATGTTGACGACATGCTTGAAAGCTATATCGGAAAAGAAATCCTCGAACAGCCGATGGCGGAACTTGAGAAGCTCTTGTCTCCGAAGGTTGAATTTGACTGGAGAAACATAACCTTTACGTTCCTGCCTCACCAGTTGAAAGACCTTGAAAAGCTTATTGCCGCACTGGAAAGCACAAAACCGGACTTTATAGGGGTTGCTCCTATCGAAGAACATAAGCCTTTCATGGAAGCAATCAACAAGTATCAGAAGTTTGCCAATGTCAAAAATACCGGTTCTGCTATTCATGCAATGATACGATGCACTGAGCAGATGTTTGAGGACATTGGATACGAGGAAAGCCAGGAATGGGTACAGCTTACTTCAATATTCGGCAGCAGTGCTGTTCCTAAAGAAGCAGCAGATGTTATTTCGGAAGCTGTCAAAAAGATGTGTGAGGAAGGGATTGTCGGCCAGAAAAACAAGTGGCAGGCTATTGAGTATTGGGCTGCTGATTTTCTTGCCGGAAGGTAGGTGATATAGATGGCTGCACCTAAGAAATACAATCCGAAATATCACGATGCCTGGGCATGGTCACTTGCCATGAAGGGATGTGACAACAAGGAAATAGCTGAGGCGATGGGGGTATCAGTCAGGACAATTCTCAGATGGTCCAAAACAACCGATGCTAACGGAAACGAAGTTCTCACATCGTTCGGCGAAGCGTTGCAGGAAGGGAAGGATGCAGCAGATGCCAAAGTTGAAAAGAAGCTTTACGAAAGGGCACTCGGATATGATATCGAAGAATCGGAGAACGTTGTTAACATAGACACTAACGGAAACATCAAACCGGTTAGGAGAAAAACTACCAAGAAGCACGTTCCTCCGGACACGATGGCAATTATGTACTGGCTCAATAATCGCAGACGAGGAGAATGGTCTCAGAAGCAGGATGTGAACATAAGCACGGACAATGGAGAGGATGTGGTAATCTACATGCCTGCGAATGGGCGTGATAGTGATGGCTAATAACGTCCGAATACTGAAACCGCAGGAGGGGCCACAGGAGGCGTTTTTATCGTCTTCTGCTGACATAGTGATATACGGAGGTGCTGCTGGAGGAGGAAAGACTTACGGGTTACTGCTTGAGCCACTGAGACACAAAAACAACCCAAAGTATGGCGCAGTAATCTTCCGAAGAAATGCAATCCAGGTAACGATTGAAGGAGGTTTACTTGACGAGAGCCGTGAAATCTACGCTGGAATCAGAGGAGCGGAGCTCAGGATGTCCCCGCGTCCGACGTGGATTTTCAACGGTGGTGCGAAAGTTGGATTTGCCCACATTGAAAGCGACGATGACCTCCCAAAATGGCAGGGAGCTCAGATATGTTATATCGGATTTGATGAGCTCACGCACTTCACTGAGCACCAGTTTTTCTATATGCTCATACGTAACCGTTCGACGTGCGGCGTAAAACCGTATATCCGAGCGACATGTAACCCAGATGCGGATAGCTGGGTGGCTAAGTTCATTGAATGGTGGATAGACCAAGACACCGGATACCCTATTCCGGAACGCTCAGGTGTGATTCGCTGGTTCATCCGAAGAAATGAGGTAGTCACATGGGCAAACACGAAAGAAGAACTCTGGGAACGCTTCAATCTGATCACACCGGAAGAACGCAGAGAGCCCAAGTCGGTCACATTCATTGCCAGCACAGTTTACGATAACAAGATATTGCTGGAGAAAGACCCGTCGTACCTTGCTAACCTTAAAGCCCAGTCCCTCATCGAGAGAGAACGTATGCTCCATGGAAACTGGAAGATAAAACCGGCTGCCGGATTGTTCTTTAAACGAACGCAAGTTAACATGATACCAACCATACCGGAGGATGTTGTCAGATGGGTTAGAGCATGGGATCTTGCAGCAACTACCGATGAGGAGAGTAAGGAGTCAGCCTTCACAGCGGGAGTTCTTATAGGGAAACGAAGGAATGGACGATATGTAGTAGCTGATGTAATCAATGAACGGATGTCGGCATCAGATGTTAGGACTACCATAAAGAACACGGCGACTACAGACCTTGTTCGTTTCAAGAGGGTTCGGATTAGACTTCCGCAGGACCCAGGGCAGGCAGGAAAAGAACAGGCTCAAAGCTACATCAAGTTCCTCGCTGGATTCGACGTTACTGCAATACCGGAATCCGGAAACAAAGAGGTACGTGCGGAACCGATGGCGGCTCAATGGCAAGCCGGAAATTTCGATGTAGTTGTTGGGGATTGGAACGAAATCTATTTCAACCAGCTTGAAAGTTTTCCTGCCAGTAAGTTTAAAGACATGGTTGATGCCAGCAGCTCAGCTTTTGCAGAGCTTGAACTT